ATCATCTGTCAGTTCCGTTGTAACATAATCTGTCATATCATCTGGAACTTTCATCATGTAAACATCTGCCGTTGCTCCTGTTAATGACAAATCAGTGCTCGTTCTAAAATATAGTTTTCCAGCGTCAACATAAAAGAAAATAGTTCCATCTGGAAGAAAATACGGATTATCGAGTCTTTTTAAATTATCAATATCTATTTCATAAGCCCAATAATCTGTACTGCTGATAGTAACTTTTACACTAAATATTCCCTCTCTACCATTAATGACGCTTTCTGAAAAAGAACTTAAACTGTATTCCTCGCTTGATATATCAATGTCATTTTCTATTAATTGTAAATTTGGTAAATATTCTGGTTTTAAATGATTAACTATTCTTACTTGAGCTTTATTATATGCTTCAAGTTTCATTTCCTCTGTAAAATGTTCATTCTGTGGGTCTTCTAATCTAACTGCCAATTCATCTAATCTAGTTGCAACATCTTCAAGAGTTACCCTGATATATTCGGTTTTTGTTTCTGTGTCCTCCCATTCTTCATCTGTGGTGACTGTTAATGAAACATCGTAAACACCTGGCGAAGAATAGATATGTTCTGGATTTTGTTCGTTTGACGTTTCTCCATCTCCGAAGTCCCATAACCATGTAGCTATATTCCCATTGGATGAATCTGTGAATTGTACCGTTAATGGTGAATATCCTGAACGTGGAGTACCCGAAAATTCTGCTTCTGGATATGAACGTAATATCCAATTCAAATAACCTAAAGGATCACCTGAAAAGCGATAATTATACAGAAACCAATATTTATTAGCTTGCTCTGTTTCAGGTGAATCCCAGTCTTCGTGATTGTATTTCCAAATTTGATAGTTTGATCCTGCTCCGTTCATTCCCAATATCGCATAGATAAAAGTCGTATTTCCGCCTATACAATGTGGTGGTGCTGTACTGAATATGTAATCATTATCAGCATATCCATCCGCATTACCTCCTTCTGTATATTCTCTAAACATAGTGTCCGTTATGTCAGGAACATAAATTCTATTTGTATCTACACTGTAAAAACCGAAATAACCACCAGCATTAGCTGTTGTCCAAAGTTGTGATCCGTCTGATTCGTCATATTTAGTCAGTGAATTAAGTGTTAATACATATACATGATTGTCACTATCACAGAATATGCACTTAGGACTAATCACATCAATTGACCATTCCGCTTCACCTCCATCGATATTGTTTACATCATATTTTGCCAATTTTCCACTTGCATGATCATACATCATGTAAACATAATTACTATCAAACGTGGCAGTAATATAATCTATCTTTCCACCAAGCGGATTACCTGTTTTTAAAGTATAGGTATTTACACTTCCCAAATCCGCGTCAAAAATATAAACCTTGTTACTTGCCGTGCTCGCAATACACCATACTTTTCCATCAGCATCACAAAACATCGGTTTATAATTGCCAGATGGAATATTGTATGTATAAGCAACATTTCTTGTACTGGCTGTGATTCCTAGTAATTGATTCGTATCTGTTCTACATACATAAACTATCCCTGTGGTCGTATCGTATGCGGTATAATATTCGTATGTTTGACCAACACCTATTTCTGTGAATGTTAAATCATCATTTAAATAACATCCATATATAGGTACACCAGAAAGTTTAGTACAATAGAATAGTACAAAATCAGCCATTATTCAACTCTAATTCGTCCCTTTGTTCCTATGTTGTCGGCTGGGGTGTACTTCTTGTTCAGTACTTCGACCTGAGCAAGAGCAGATTCCATAGCCTTAGTCCTGCGATCTATTTGTCCATCCATCGCCCAACAAATAGCCTCTGCAAAAAGAAGCATTATCTCGTGTAATCCAGAATTTATTTCAGGATCGACATCTGTTGTCATAGTTGCTGGTATTGATAGATAGAATATCTGACCATCAGCCGATGCTTTAGTATCGCCACCCCACAAACAATAAATCGTATTGCCATGTATGTAATACAAAAAGTTGGTGAGACTGTCTGCTAAATAAGTATTTTCAGTTCTTTTTATATTTTTCAGATCAACCTGCGTTGCAAAAGTATAAGAACCTGCATCATCAAGGTCAAAAGCAACCGCAATTATTCCTTCACCGCCTTTTAATGCACCATTGCTCGAATCAAGAGAACTTATTGAATAGCTTCCACCAGAAATATCCAGATCAGTTTCAACTGCTTCCAATTCAGTTAAATAAGCACTATGCAAAAAGTGACAACATTGAATTTGTCCTCGATTTAACGCTAATAGTTTTGTAGTTTCCGTGAAGTTGGATTCACTTGCATCTTCTAACCGAATACCAAGTTCATCGACCAGAGCATCGGTTATATCTCCTGCCGCCATAATATATCTCCCTAATCAATTTGAATATTATAAATTTCAGTATCAGTTGTGGATGTTGCTGAATCTGAAATTTCTACTTTAAATGTTTTACAATAATATCTTACTGTTAATCGCTTTTCAATAATGACCGATGATACCGCTAAAGTTTTGGTTACTTTAGCGGTTGAATCATCGTCACAATAAAGTTTTACTGTCAATTGTGTTGCTGATTTATATTTAATAACCACGTGCCGAACAATTGCTTTTCTGTTTCCATTGTCCTTTGCTATGTCCCACACTTTTGTAACTATCTTGCACCCAACCGCTTCTGATTCTGCGATTGAATAAAGTTTGTCATCTGATTCATTAAAAATAATAAGGTTACCATTCTGATCTTCTGCAAATATATCAAATGTCTTTGTCGAATCAATTGTTCTCCATGTATCAGTTGTGATATTATAAGCATAAATCTGTGAAGATGTAAGCCTGAATATTATTTCAGTCTCAATCTTGTCGTAACCGCATGTAATATATGGTTTTTGGCTAATATTATTTAATGCCAAATAAATGTTATTAATTGGTTCACTTATCCTGTTGTGAATAAGTGGAGTCTCATCAACAGCAGCTTGAAAATTAACGTCAAGCTTATAAATACCGTCTGATGCACAAAAGTAAACAACGTGACCTATCTGAATGTATCCTTTCTTTGCTATGCATCCTCTTTTAAAAGTGCTATCCAGCAATTTCCACGTTGTGGGATCGGTTATATCATCGATCAGCATTTTGTGAATTGAATTTTGCTTTAATAATAATACCGATCCGAATGTTGTTGCTATACCAGTTCCCTCTCCACCTGTTAAGTCTGCTATTCTTTTTACGTTTGAAACTGGATTGACATCTGGTTGATTAATTTCTGAATAAGTTAACCAATCATCATGTTCCTTATTTTCTCCACCTGGATCAAGAACCAACCTTCCAAATTGCCAGAGTCTATTCAAATGATAAAGTGCTTGTTCCGCATTAACTTTTATTGATGGTGAATTTAATAATGGATATGCTGTACCTTCCGTGATCTTTGTATCAAAGAAGTAAATATTTATATCTGTTCCATCTTCCTCAAAATAATAAAGACCGTTAGCCATTGTGAGTAATTGCCAGTCCTCTGTTCCAAAGTTAGAAGAAAATGCAGTAGCAACCTTAATAGCTCTTAAATGATTCGTATCGACAACTTTTGTAATATAAGTGGTATCTTTTACAATTAATAACGATCCAGCTAATACCCCTGTTGCATAGCTATTTTCTTCATCCATTATCATTAATTGTTCGCCAGCATAAGCAGCAGTTCCGCTCCATACTTTCTGATAACCGCCGCCAGTTCTAACGTAAATTTCCCAACTAACACCCCAATAATCATCTGACATATCAGATAAAGCGGTATAGATAGTCTGGGTTAAACTGTATGGATCAGTAGGTGCATTTATTCCATACGTATCTCCATCAATGATAATTTGCCAATCATTAAAATTTGGTGTAGGATAACCATGTTCTGTTGCGCTGGCAATGTCTGGTATATAAATTTTTCTTATCCCACAGAGCCCCGATTCACCACTTATTACATCGATATTATCTAAATCACGAATCAAATCTATCGAATGAATTAATTCATAAGAGCCGTCTATTTCATCGATCACATCCTCAATATTTCCTGTCTCACTTCTATAAACTTCAATACTTGTGATTCTTTTTATGAAAGTTAAAGTATCAATAGTCATTACAATTTTAAGATATGTATCATTTGTAAATGTGACCTTAATTTCTTCTGATAATAGACTTAAATTGATTCCATCATACTTGTAAGCAATTTTATAGAATCTACTTGCATCGGTAGCCTGCCATGTTCCGCCTGCCTCAACTGTCACTGTCGCATTCAATCCACTGCTTGAAATATCTGGTCTCTCTGGATGCGCTTCATACATATATAATCCAGGAACATAATCACTATCATCAGCAGAATACAATCCGTCAAAGAACTCTCTTTCAATCCAACCTAACCATGCAGCGTTTGGCTGGTGTATAGCACTTCCGCTTCCAGCATATTTCTCGCCGCCTGGCAAAAATCGAATAATGCCATTTTCCTGAATTACTGGGTTTTTGCCGTAAATATGGTAAAACGTCTCAACTGAACTTGTGTTTTTTATGAGACCCGTAACATTCTCCCAATCAATACCATTCCAGTAATAAAACGTAACTACACCTGTGGTACTTGAGATAGCCAATGCGATAAGTACGTAACCATCACCTGAGCCATAGCCTGAACCTGCTTCTGCATTTGGATTAAAGAACGTCACCAGGTTAATAATAGATTCATCCAGTGCCTTATCGAGTGTAGCTCCACCAGCATCTAACCAATATTGTCCATCATCCCATACATTACCAGTATCTACCCAATTACCAGTTGAGATAATATCCAGTACATCTAAACCAAAAAAATCACCAACTCCGAATGTCTTGGTGATTTTTCCATGAAGTGGTTTGAAATTTTCAAGTTCCGTTACAA